TTACTGACCACGGAATTAGTTGAACCGAAGACAAAGTGGTAAATTCCCCTTTCTTTCATATCCTCTTCTTTTGACTTACCGTAATCTTTAGGATATTTAATTGCATATTCTGCACCATCTTTTGGGACCGTATATACAGCCAAATAACTATATTTGGCTCCCTTTTTCAATTTACCCTTTAGATTCGAATGAAGACCCGTTATATTTGCATCGTTATCGACAAATGTAGTCTGATAAACTCTTTTTGAGGGGCTGTATGATTCTGAAAATTTTTCTATCTTGTTTTCCATCAGCTTTGTGATCAAGTTCTTTATAAAAGCATGAATTGATATCGTCAAAGATTTTTTTTCAATAATTTCTGTATAGAAGAAATTTGCCAAAAGCCTAACATCAATTGGTATATCTGCAATGTTTACTTCGCCCTCGTCGAATCCGACGTTGGTTGTCAAGAGATTCAAAGTTTGTGTAAAGTTTGGAACTTTGCTTTTACCACCATATAGTTCTTGCAATTTTGATTGATTAGATGCATTATCCATCATGATTGAAATAACATCACCAAAATATGTGAAGTATATGTCCTCGCCAGAGAATTCCTCATCGGCGGCCGCATCTTCCCATTTAGATATATCGGCTTCCAAACTTGTTGTCGAGGAAGGTGTGGAAGGCTTGCCGGTAACGGTCGAAGCTATTGCGGGATCGACTCCTTGAAAATCCAAAATCTGTGCCAGCGAAGCCTTCATGTAGTGCAATCTACCGGTTTCCTTAAGTTTCGCGAATAAATATCGATAAGACTCTCTTACTGCCTTGTCTTTTATTTTTTCAAATTCGTCTTGTTTGTTCTTCAAGGCTGTCTTGTCGGACTCCTTGGGGGTGTTTTGTTTTTCAATCTTTTCTTTGAGGTTTTCAATTTCTGTTTTCTTCTGAAAAATTTCTTTACATGTTTGTTGTTCTGGGAGTATCGCGTTCATTTTAGAATTCTTAGAAATGCTTTCGTAGGCAGAATGATATTCAATGTCCAGCGTGAAAGTGGATGTGGTGCCGGAATCAAAGTTGATTTCATAATTTTTTTGGTTTAAAATCAGAGACACCCTATTCTCCTCTATGGCAGCAAGCTGCTCCTGTGTGAATGCCCCAGAGCCGTATGGTATTGACCAGCCCACTTCTGCAACAATGAAGACATTCTGATCCGCGTCTTTATCTCCCTCGAAGCTTTCTCTTGGAACTATTAAATCTAGATATCTGAATGTGGTTCCATCTGAATTTACCCTTTCCGCTGTCAATTGACCCAGATCTTGAAAAAATAAACTTAAATTTGCAGCTAGATCACTAAATTTTGTTGCCTCGTTTTGACCAAATAGTTGCCACTCGAAAGATCTAATCCCAAACCCATCTCTATTTTTAAAGTAGGCACCCTTATCTGAACTTGCTTGTTTAAATATTTTTCCCGTCTTTGAATATTCAAGGCTTCCAATCGGAAACGGTATTTCGACTTCTTGCCTTTTGTTTCCGTTTAAAATTATCTTTTTCAGCTTAATGTGAGGAACCAAAGAGGAAAGCTGTACTGTGGAAAACTTTAAGATTTTATATCCCTGCTTATCTGTCGTAAAGACACCCAGAGGATTACTTGAGCTACCGGGAATGTTGGCTACCAAAACCTTCTTATAATTAGGATACCCGCTAGGCTTTCTTAACACCTTATTTATCTCGGTGCTATTTACCAATAGATAGCTTTGGTGTGCGAAAGATGATGCCCTGCCCAACTGCTCTTGGGAGTAAGCTTCAATGTCTGCCACCGCCTCTTCGGGGGTTTTTTGCCCAGAATTTGTAGCCTCTAGTGATTCTTCTCTTAGTTTTTTTGCCTGTGCCTGTATAAACCTTTTTCTTTCTTCTCCGGTCAGACCTGCTTTGTCAGCTAGTTTGGTCGCTGCATCGTTTGAAGCTTTGGTTACCTCATTGTTGGTTTGTATATTTATGGCACCCACGTAGGCACGAGAAATTAACTGAAATTCAAAACCGGAACCTCCCGCTGCTTGCTTTATTTCTTCAGCCAATTCCGGTGTCATCCAACTTATTTCTTTCACAAGGGTTTCGGGCGTATGTGGCCAACCGCTGGGAGGCTTGCCTTCCACCAACTGGGACTGATTAGTGGCAGACTTGAGAGCCTCCTCGAATCCATCTATTTTTAGTGCCTTGTTATAGACTCTTTTTCCACTTGATGAGACTTTTTTACCGTTTGGCAGTTTATCTTTAATTTGTGACATTTTGCTCTCTTTTAAACTTTATACAATTCTAGAACTTGCTCAATCGATACAGGTATATAATAAATATCACCCACTTTAAAATGCGACTCTGTTGGTTTCTGATT